GCCACTTTAGTTATAGCACGGTGGATAATTGGGTCGTCGTTGGTATCAGCAACAACTGGATTGATAGCGGCTAATGCCGCACGTTTTTGGGACATGTTCATGATAATTTCCTTTAGACTAAGTTAAGGGTAGGTGTTGCACGATACAGAACAGATAACGATGAGTGGTTCATTCATCGTTTAAGCATACGCGGGAAGATATTACCCGCTAACAAAGCAGCGATAGCAGCGGCAAAGCCGCCAGCCATTGAGCCTCCGTGAAGGCTGAATACCAGCCAGAAGATGAATACTTCGATTGTGAGTGCGATGAACGCACCGTGTATCAATTTTGCCCACATCGACCATAGGCCAATGAAGATTACGACACCATACACCATTGGCATGGCGTCTATGTGCGCTAACCCAAACATATAACCTCCCTATTTATTCCTGCTATAGCTTCCGCTATAACATCGCCGTGACAAGCCAGCGGGGCGCACCAGCATTGCAACAATAACTGCTCACCATTCTTCGCTCTGACGGCTAATGAATGAAGCGCGTTGTAAACAGCGCCCTTAGCCCTATACTGCTCGCGGAGCCACTCTCGATATTTCTCGATTACGGCACCACGTTCTGATTCAGAACGCATAATGAATGGATTACCTAGCACACTAGGCCTGCCGATATAAACTACTGAACCTGCCGGAGCAGGTGAACGCTTGTTTATGACTAACATATTATTCTCCAATTAAAAACAGCTATCATCTGCACATGTATACTCATCGTCTGGGTATACCCAAGCGATGTATCGCTGTGCTCTCACTGAATCTGGTTGCAGAATTCGAGCGCCGAAATCTGCTGTTGAGTTTGCTACGTCTTGCAGTGCAAGTTCGTAGTGACTATGCTCAACTAGTATAGACCTACCGCACGGTTGACCGTAGTCGTCCGTATCTTCCATTATGTGTTCGACTATATAACTCATGATTACCTCCAGTCCCACACGTGGTGGGGACGTTAAAAAATGACAGGGCTTGCGCCCCGCCCTGTTGATTAACTAATCAGCCCTTTGCGCTTAGCCTCTTCATACTTAAATGACGCGGCCATGTCTGAAAAGAACCCTAGTGTGTAACTAGGTACTACACCGACGCGGTCGGCTACATCAGTGATGACACGTTTAGTGATTGATTCACCAGTGGATACAGCTGTTGGATTGATAGCAGCCAGTGCAGCACGTTTTTGAGCTATGTTCATGATTGATACCCCTATAAATGATTAAGAAACGAGAACTACACAACACACAACGGATAACGACGGATGGTTTACCCGTCGTTGGAAATACGAAACCGAATCCGAACTGGGTGGGGTGTTTGGGGTAAGGGGGAGGGGATGGCAAAGCACCATGCTCACCAAGTTTCATGGTTTCCAAACTCTCGATTCACCATGCCCACCAAGTTTCACAGTTTCCAAATCCTCAGTTTCCAAATCCTCAGTTTCACAATTCCACAGTTTCGCAATTTCTAAGTCACGATCTGCAAAAATTTTTATAAAATTTTCTCATGTTCTTTTACTCTCTGATACAATCTGACGAATGGCTAGAAAGAAATCAATACTGACGGAGAAGCAAAGTAATTTTGTCGAAGCCCTACTTGACGGGAAGACACAAAGTGAGGCTGCTGCTGAGGCAGGTTATGCTAACGCATCAGGTGGTGCAGTCGCTGAACACTCAGCGAATGTGCAGCACGCGCTACGCGAAGCACGCAGCGAGCTAAGTTCCGCAGCACAAGTTAAGCGAGCAGACTTAGTGGAAGTCCTGGTCGATGCGATAGAGATGGCTCGGATGATGGCAGACCCGATGGGGATGATCGCTGGTGCCCGTGAAGTCGGCAAGATGCTTGGCTTGTACGCGCCCGAAGAGAAAAAGATTGACCTTACGATCAACCAGGAGCGTTTGTTGCGCCAGTACGAAGAACTGTCTGACGATGACCTACTCCGTGTAATAGAGGGTGAGCATGTCAAACTCGATAGTTAATACTATTATGCAGCGTGCAGTGAACTTCACAGTCCAAACAGGTCGAGAACCGACCGAACTGAATATTACAGCACGTGAATATGACGAACTACGCACTGAATTGCATGCAGCGTCACACGCGAGCTTGGTATTATCTACGGAACAAGGTTCAGACCAACGCCCTTTGTTTTCGGGCATACGGCTCAACGTGATGCACAACGAATCATGGAAGTGGTTAAATCAGGGAACCAACTTAGAACCCTTCGGAGGCCAGCTAGACGATGGCGGTAGCTAAACCACCCAAGTTCACCGCGTGCCCAACATGCTCGACCGATCGTCTAACAACGTCGTTCGTCGGTGGGGTGTGTAATTTTTGCCACGATGCAGGTATTGCGCTACCTGAACCAGTCAAACCAGACACAAGACCAGTGCGTAAACCGCGCAGGAAGACGGGTTTGGCGGCCGGGCAGCCCAACCCCTTACTGACCCCTGCCCAAACCCCTAATATCGCAGCCGAAGGTGCCTATGAGCCGCCGCAATTCGATAAAGACGCTGCGAAAGCATCGCCGCAAAAAGAGTTGGCCATCCGCACGCTTTCTCGTCGTCGTTTGCTCCCTTTTGTTAAGCGTTTCCGTCCTAAATACGATGCAGGTTGGGTACACGAAGACATTTGTCGACGACTTGAACGCTTCGTCAAGGATGTGGAAGAGGGTAAAGAACCGCGTCTACTGCTGATGTGCCCACCGCGAAGCGGCAAGAGTGAGATCGCCTCCCGCCATTTCCCGCCGTGGGTACTTGGGCAGCATCCGGACTGGGAAATCATCGCCGCTAGCCACACTACGTCCCTGAGTATGTCATTCAGCCGGTATATTCGTGACCTGTTGCGCGACCCAGCGTACCAAACAGTGTTCCCGAAGGCTATACTCGACCCATCAAGTCAGTCTGTCGAGAACTGGAACCTGACATCGGGCGGTGGATACCTCGCAGCCGGTGTGGGTTCTGCAATTACAGGTCGTGGTGCACATATCCTACTACTGGATGACTTAGTGAAGGACATCGAGGCAGCAGATAGCGCCGGACAACGCGACAGCACGTGGGAGTGGTATGTGTCCACTGCACACTCTCGGCTTGCGCCAGGGGGCGGCGTACTGGGGGTAATGACATGGTGGCAGGAAGACGACTGGGCAGGACGTATTCAGCAGGTTATGGCGGGCGGCGAGGGTGATGAGTTCGAGATTGTGCGCTATCCAGCCATAAACGAGATAGGTGACGAGTATATTCTGGCGGATGATAGCATCGTAGAGATACCGCCTGGAGCACCAGTACCAGAAGATGCGCGTATGACACGCTCACATAATAGTGCGCTACATCCAGCACGTTATTCGCTAGAGGCCATGCTCCGCAAGAAGTCAAACTACATCGCATCAGGTCTAAAGCGCATGTGGGACGCGCTGTATCAACAGAATCCTACGCCAGACGAGGGTATTTATTTCAGCAAGGATATGTTCCGTTACTATGTCCACAATCCCGACGTAACTAACCGCTTTGTGTACCAAACTTGGGATTTCGCTATCACCACAGGTGAGCAGAATGACTGGACAGTTGGTACCACGCTGTTACAAGACGAGTACGATAACTTGTACGTGTTGGATGTACTTAGATTCCGTTCTGATGACAGTATAGAAATCGTTGAAACTATTCTAGACTACAGCGAGCAGTGGAAGGCGGGGCTACTTGGTTTTGAAGATGGTCAGATATGGAAGGCGATGTCAGCACAGTTCAAAAAGCGCTGTGAAGAACGACGCATGTACCCAACATACGAACTATTGACACCACTAACCGACAAGCTGGTGCGTGCAAACCCACTGAAAGGGCGTATGCAGTTGGGTAAGGTATATTTTCCAAAAAATGCCAGTTGGTTCCCCACCCTGCAGAAAGAAATGCTACGATTCCCAGCAGGTAAGCATGACGACCAGGTGGATAGCTTGGCCTGGAGCATTCGCCTAACTTTGTCGAAGTCAGCACCTAAATTACCCGAACACAAGAAATTACCTAGTTGGCGAGACAAACTCAATGGCATGATGAAGACCGGCGGGTCCCACATGTCTGCATAAGGAGGAATCATGAGTACATGTAGTGATTGCGGTAAGATGATCATAGGCTCGCGCCGTGCCTACAGTATAGGCATACCAGTTTGCCAGTGTAGACCACCCATGAGCGAAAGTCTTAGGGAGTTAGCTGGTGGGGAGTTACGTACACTCCAGCGCAGGGTAGAATATCTGGAACGTATTTTAGGCGAGCGGGAAGACCCTCCACAGCTACCCCTTGCGTTTGATTGACACTCTGATACACTCTTGCGAAATCTAATGGAGTTTGCTATGGGAAAATTAAATGCCAGTAAATGACGCTCTAGCTTCCGAGACGTGGGTACGCTTCCAAGAAATGCGTGACCGAGGCCACTTGACGTTCATCGAGAAGGCAGATAAGTGCGAGCACTTCACGACCGGCGACCAGTGGCGTATCGACGACCTGAACTCACTGGCTATCCAGCGTAGACCTGCACTTACCATCAACAAAATTCTAAGCACGCTCAGCACCATCTTAGGCGAGCAGATAAACAACCGCGCGGAAATACTATTCCGGCCTGCTAACGGCATCGCTGACAGCGGGGTGGCCGAGGCACTGACGAAAGTATGGATGCAGATAGCCCAGAATAATCAGATGCCATGGGTACGTTCAGAATTATTCGCAGACGGCTTGATACGTTCTCGTGGTTTCGTCGACATGCGCCTGGACTTTACAGACAGCATGCAGGGCGAGATACGTATCGAAAATTTGAATAGCAAAAACGTCGTGATAGACCCTGACGCAGAGGAATACGACCCAGATAAATGGATGGACGTCATCACTACAAAGTGGATGACACCCCAGGACATCGCTACACTCTATTCTCAGGAAGACGCCGATTACTTACGTGATAAAGACGGTAGTTCGTTCATGTACGGCTATGATAGTATCGACCGCGTGCGCGACCGTTTCGGCGGCTTACAGCCGTTGGCAGGTTACTACAGCACAGTGGAGCCCCATGGACTACGTCGTAATATCCGAGTGCTTGATCGTCAGTATCGTCGTCTGGATAAGCAACTGCATTTCGTCGATGTCAAGACGGGTGATATGCGCCCAGTACCAGTGTCGTGGGACCGTAATAAAATAGCAGACTTCCTATCTAAGTCGAACGGCAACCTGTCCACTATGAAGAAGTTGGTTAAGCGCATTCGCTGGACAGTAGTTGCTGACAACGTCGTTCTACACGACGATTGGTCGCCGTATAAGCATTTCACTGTTGTGCCCTACTTCCCATTCTTCCGCTATGGTCTGACCGTAGGCGTCGTAGAGAATCTGTTGGGTCCGCAGGAGCTGTTGAACAAAGTTTCAAGTCAAGAGCTACACGTAGTGAACACCACCGCAAACAGCGGTTGGAAGGTGCGGGCTGGTGCGTTGAAGAATATGAGCATCGAAGAGCTGGAGCAGAAGGGCGCAACAAGCGGTCTGGTGCTGGAGCTAGACGACACCGCAGCAGCCGAGAAGATCACCCCGAACGCGACGCCCCAAGGTCTTGACCGCATCAGCTACAAGGCTGAAGAACACATCAAGACCATAAGTGCTGTATCAGACAGCATGCAGGGGTTTGACCGTGAAGACGTAGCTGCCAAGGCCATAGCCTACAAGACGCAGCGTGGCGCAGCCTCTATGTCGAAGATTATGGACAACCTGGAGCGAAGTGACTGGTTATTGGCGCGAAACGCATTGGACATTGTGCAGGAGTATTACACTGAAGAGCGCATAGTTACAATAACACATAGCGACGCGTCGCATGATTCAGAACAGATTACTGTAAACCAGTATGATGACGAGACTGGCGAGATACTGAACGACCTAACACTAGGTGAGTACAGTATCATTGTTACATCCACACCGGCACGCGCCTCGATGGAGGATAGTCAGTTTGAACAAGCCATGGCTATGCGCGAGCAGGGTGTGCAGATACCAGACAGCTTCATCGTCGAGAGTAGTAGGTTAATGCGTAAAGCTGACATCCTGAAGGCCATGGAGGGCGACAAAGACTCCGCCGAGGCTAAGGCAGCTGCCGCGCTCAAGCAACGCTCTGACGAGGCTCAGGTGGCAAAATTGGAGGCAGAAGTAGCTGACAAGCAGGCCGACGCCAAGTTACGCATGGCGAAGGTGGAGAAGGAGATCGCTGACGCCGACAGCATCAACGCGGAAACTCAGGCTGGAACATCTGGCACACCTGACCCGCAGGCGCAGCAGGCAGCGGATATACAGGAACGCGAGTTTAGATTGAAGCAGGACGCCCATGAGCATCAAAAAGGACTGGCAGAACGCGAGTTCGCGCTAAAAGAACAGGCGCAGGCGCATGCTCAGCAACTCGCTATGCAGCAGCAGCAACAAGCCGCCGAAACTGAGCGTGCAGAGTCATTCATGAACAACCAACCAACCGAATCAGGAGAGCAATAAATGATGTTCAAACACCCACTACGACGTTTCATGATGTCCGCCGATGATAATGGTTCCGCAGGTACCGAAGATCGTGGGGATGACTTCGTACCGACTGAGCCAGAACCCGCTGAAGAACCAGCCGAAGAGGTGGAGGAAGAATCTCCTGCCGAAGAAACAGAACGCCCTCGCGACGAAACAGGTAAGTTTACGAAGAAAGAGCGTGACGATGGTCCGCTAATTCCGAAATCACGTTTCGACGAGCAGCTAAGTAAGGAACGGGCTGCCCGAGAAGCTGCCGAACGCCGCGCAGCCGAATTAGAAGCGTCTGTCATCAAGGTAAATCGTGACTTGGATGTGGAGAAAGCTGTATCAGAGGTTGCAACTCTCCGTAAGGAGGAGCGCAAGGCGCTACTGGACGGTGATGAAGACAAAGCGGCAGCCATATCAGCTCGGGCTGACTTGCTAAATCGCCAGATTGCTATCGCAGAATCCGGCCAAATGACAGGGCAGGCAAAAGACCAAGCGTTAGAAGATATGCGTATGGAGATGACTATTGAACGTATGGAGGATAAATACCCCATGCTCAGCGCGAACTCCGACGAATACAACCAAGACCTCGTTGACGACATCCTGGATAAGCAGTCTGGTCTGATGCAGCGCGAAAGGTTGTCACCCTCGAAAGCATTAGCTAAAGCCGTAGAATACATAATGTCTCGCCAAAATACTCCAGCACCCACAGCTGATCGCGCAGGGTTAGCTGCTGCAAAACCCGGAGAGACACGTAAGACTGCAGCGGTTGCAAAAAACATTGATGCCGCAGCTCGTCAGCCCGGTAGTATGAAAAATTCTGGCGTGGACTCTGACAAAGCAGGGCAGACACGGGCAATACCTAGTGCGAGCGATATGTCTTTCGAGGAGTTTAGTTCCTTGTCAGAGGCGGATATAGCAAAAATGCGCGGAGATTTCGTGTAGATAGTTGCAAGCCGTAATACTCTCTGGTAGAGTCTTGCTAAGTTTAACGATTGGCTCCCGTTAGGAGCCAACCCCGTCGAGGTTTGTATCGGCATAACGCAGCACCTGATGCGACAAATTAGGTTGGCTCGTCCCCATTAAAAGTCGTTTTTCGAACTTTGCCATCGACACAGGCAAACGTAATTGACACCACGACAGGTGTTAGAGAAACGTAATTCTTTTAACTTTTGGAGCATGCCATGTATACAAACTTTGCCGCACTAACCACCAACCAGAAGACAGCGTGGTCATTAGACCTCTGGCGTCAAGCCCGCAATATGTCTTTCGTCAACCAGTTCCTTGGTAAAGACTCAAATTCCATGATTCAGCACATCACTGAGCTGAAGAAATCTGAAAAAGGCGCTCGCGCTGTTATCACTCTGTTAGCCGACCTCGAAGGTGACGGTATCGCAGGTGACCGTACCTTGGAAGGTAACGAAGAGGCAATGAAGTCATACGATCAGGTCATTCGTATCGACCAGTTGCGTCACGCTAACCGCCACGAAGGTCGTATGGCTGACCAGAAGTCTATCGTTAACTTCCGTACAGAATCACGCGACAAGTTGGCTTACTGGTTAGGCGATCGTATCGACCAGTTGGCGTTCCTAACCATGTCAGGTGTGTCCTACAGTATGAAGAACTCAGGCGTAGCTCGCGTAGGTTCTGACCTACCGTACTTGGAGTTCGCTGCAGACGTTACCGCACCTAGTTCTAAGCGTTATGGTCGTTACAACAACACCAGCAAGCAGATCGAGTGGGGAACAGGTAACGGTGCTATTACTACCACTGACACACCAGCCTGGGAATTGTTCGTAGCTGCTAAAGCATACGCCAAGGACAACTACATTCGCGGTATCAAAGAAAAGGGTGGCGAAGAGACCTACCACGCTTTCCTGACACCAACCGCTATGGCACGCCTGAAGTTAGACCCGACATACTTGCAAAACTTACGCTACGCACAAAACCGTGGCG